TTTAATATCTTCATTCATGGAGTTCATCTGATCGTTGTATGCATTTTGTGCGTACCAACGATTCTGCGCCATCGGCAAAGACTGAATAACTGGCCCGCTCATGTCGCCGAGCATCTTTAGTCCGGTTGCGCTTTGAAGATCGGACGGAGGAGCAGGAAACGCAGCGGTCGGATCGCCTTTAGCATTCCATTGAACGTATGCAGACTGCCAAGCTTGAATCTTTGGAAGATCAAAAGAAAACTTTTTCTGCTCGGCTAATCCTGTTGCAAGCTGATTGGACGCAACTTGATTCTGAATGTCGTAATGTTCCTTACGCATTTGCTGATCAGCCAACTGCATGTTGACCTGATCAATCATCCGCTTCTGCGTCTGTGCGCGGTCGTACAGCGATGCGCCTAGCTGAAATGCTTCAAGAGATTGGTCGGCCATAAGATTAGAGTCCGTAGTTTGAGGAGCCGTACTCCCGGAATAGACTCGTAGAAAGCGGAGTAATATCCGATGTCGTTGGAGTCGGTGAATAGAGATTTGGATTAATCTCAGGATCGTTCTGAGGATTGTACGAGGAAGGTAGACTTGACGGTCCGCGCATTTGCCCCAATCCCTGCTGGAACAATGCCCCACCAACAGTTCCGGTAAAGTTTCCGATGGCGCTTCCGAATGCTTGATTCATTGCAGAAGGTTGAGCGGCAACCTGTGCAGCGGCCATATCCCTAGCGTATTGAGCTTGTTGTTGCTGCTGCATGAATCCAATCCGCTGATTTGGCGTGATGAACATGCTGCTCACCGAGAACGGTTGCGCCATGCCCATTGTGCGCTGTTGCTGGATGAAGTTCTGCGCTTGGTTAAGACCCTGATTCTGGATCTGCATTGATGTCAGCCCAAAGTCGCGAGCGGACAAGTTCCTGCCAACACCCGAACCAGCGCCAAATCCCCCACTAAGCGCACGCCCAGCGGAAGATCGTTGAAGCTGAGAAGCAACATCCTGCGAAACCTCGCCACGCAAAGCTGATCCGATATTCTTTCCAGCCTGCTGAATCAACTGATCGTAACCGGGAATCGCACGACGAAGCTGTGCCTCAAGAACGCCTTGCTCGGCAGCAGTCGTTTTGGTGGCCAACTCAGTTGCAGGCTCAAGCGATGCGATGTTCTGCTGAATCGCCTGCCGCTGCTCTCCCGCAAAATCAATCGGCTTTAGCTCTGGAACCTTGACTTTTTTAGCTCCAAACAAACCGCCAAGAATACCTCCCACTGACGACAAGCCAGATCCTCCGAGTACAGAACCCAGTCCTGCGGGTAATGATGGTAATGCCATAAATTATTCTTTTTGGTTCAGAACCATTGGGAGAATCCACCGCCGTTTAATCCGACGCCGACCATACGGATCGTTGCAACTGCGTCCCCAAGGTATTGCATCGTTTGCTCTTGAACAGCTTGAACTGCTTTTGCTTCGTAGGCCACTGCTTCCTGAATCAAATCGTTCTCCTCTTTACGAATCGCCATGACCATCAGCTTGATGGCGTCCGGCGAAGGCGGAATAAGGTAGTCATTGGCGCTTGTAGCGTTGATATGACGCATCTTCGCCATGACCGTCACCGGCTTGTCCTCGTCGTTGTTGCAACGATCCGTCAGGTAACTGCGGCGGTACTGCGGCAAAGTTTCATCAGGGTCGTAAACTGCCAGATCAAGTTCCAGCAACGTCGTTGCATTGTACTCGTACAAACGACTAGCAGTGTTCGTCGCATCGCGAATGACTCCGCTCAACGAGATAAACTTCTTGGTGGACTGAACGTACGGCAAAGCAAGCGTCAGCTTCTCTCCGTCAATCCACACGCCACCGGACTGAGTGCGAATCCAGTTTCCATTCTGATCGACTCCTTGGAGCGTGATGGTCTTGCCAACGTCAGAAGCGTCACCGGGATACACTCGCAGGTAACTATTTGTACCGCCGGACATGTCTCGGTAAGAGATGACGGTGCCACGATCTACAAGCTGCTTGCCGACGCATGCGCCATTTTCTCCTCCAAGAAGTCCGTATCCAGATTCTTGAAATTCAAACCATTGATTGCGAACCGTTCCGACTCCGCAGCAATCGGCCACAGACTCGATGGTTTCAATCTGACGCGGCCAAGTGATGCAACCGCCTACAGTGTGGATCGTGAAACGTCCGTACGCGCCAGCCCATAGACCCTTGTGTAGAAGCCTTCGACACGCTTGATTGATGTAATCATAAACGCGCTGATCATCGACACATGTGCCGATAACCCGAGCGATAGTCGAGCGAATGTCCTGAACGATGAGCTTCATTTGGTGTAGTAGACTCGGGATGTTCGCTTGATGAAGTAAACACCGTAGAAAGGAGGCAGATTGTTGTGGGCAACATCTCCTCCAGTTGATCCAGTGTCCTTGATCATGTTGTTCGGAATGTTTGCCTCGGGTCCGTAATAGAGAGTATTAAGCTGATCGCCGCCAGATGTGTCGTTCGAATCCCAAGTCATCGAATGTGTGTGCTTTGGCATTTCTGGAACCGTCAGCGTGTGCTTATCCTCTCCAACGATTGAAGTGGACGTCGCCTTACCCATAACAGCAACCGCACCACTCGCAACAAACGCTCCAACACCGACCGGAAACCGAGCCTCAAACTCAGTGTCAACTTCCCACATCGGTCCGGTTGTGTTTGTCGCCGTAGCCGTTCCGTCGCCGCCATCGTACGAAAGAAGATCCGTGGTCGTTCCAACAAAGATGCGACGATCATAACCACTCGCTGCAACTATGTTTTTACGAAGCCATAAGCTTTGATCGTAAATCCACCAATTCCCATCCTGATCGAGCCAAGGGAAAATCCGGTTGTTAATCGCCGGATACGTCGGTCCAAAATTGAAGAACGAGTTTCCAATCGTGCTGTTGAACGTAGCCTGAGTGCCGCCGATGATATCGTTGGCCAACTTCTGGTAAGATGCAGGGCAATAATTTGCCGGAAGACTTGGAGCTGTAAGCGTGATGAGAGTTAGGTTTGGCATACTATTCCGATGTGTAGAGGAACGGGTTTACGTCGCAACCTTCAAGAGTTTTGCATCCTTCGAACACGAGGCACTCTCCGACCGCAGGTTCCTGAACGTCGTAAGCGTGAACTCGAATGCTCTTGATGCGACAATATCCAGTAATCGTGAGGCTCATCTGAACCTCGTACATGTTTCTTGTCGGTGTGCTGATGCTCAAATTGCACGGGATATCCGAAGGAGTCGGCAATCGCATCTTCGGCCTGTACTGGGGCTGGAAATTGGACAGCGGACAAACAGGCTGACACTGCAATGTTGCCGCGCATTCAGTCCAATCCGCCCACTCAATCCAGCCGGGATACTGGTCTGGACGATACTCGATGTTGAACGAAACATCTCCGTCCAGCGAGTCGATGAAAATGTCGCCTGAATCAAGCCGCTTCAATCCAAACGGAAGCTCAAAATTGTAAGCGCGGGTTTGAACCAGCCACTGAATCTCCTTCTTACCGTCAGAAAGGTTGTTGTCAAACTTCTCAGTCTTGCTGATTTCCCAAATCTGAATGGTTCCATCAAGCCCACGAGCTATTGAGAAGCATCTGTCTCCATAAGCATTCTCGGTTTTGAGAACCTGCAACACGTCAAGTCCGGTCCAGATTCCAGCCCACGCAGGAGGAAACTTTTTCCGCAGCGACGTAATCAGATCAAAATCAAGAACGACCAACGACTTGTGGACGACGCCTTCGGCATTGTACCGAGGCTGAGACGTCATCAGCAATCGATTGTCGAACACGACAGCAGAACTGGCCCACAGCAGATCGGTCTGATCATTATCGATGATGTTCAGAACCTCGTTGCTGATCGGGGTATTTCCCCAATCGTTGAACGAACGTCTGGCGATAATGAATGAGCGAACACCATCGACTGCACGATAAAACACATCACCGTTGACCGTGATGGCTGAACGCGCACCCAACGCTCCACTAGTCAGCAAGCTAATGGTCTGAATCGGATAGTTCAGATTCTTCCAGACATCACGATCAACCGGAGCGTTTATGCTGAAAACGTATCGTGGCGTGAAGATGAGAAGCGGTCCTTGCCCCAGCGACGTATCTGGATTGCCGGGGACGGCCATTGTTGTGATGCCTCCTGAATCCGACGGAACCGCAAAGTCACCGCCTTCATTGAGGAAGGTGTTCTCGGTTTCCTTGAGAACACTGGCTCGTGTACCGTCTCCATAAACAATGTCGGTTGCTCGAAATGAGAATCCATTTGCAAGAGCGTACCAGATACGTCCGTTGACGTAGGCCATTACTCTGCCGCACTTGATTTCATCGATGGTTGCGCGACGCAGGTTTGATCCGTTGAAGATCAGCGGTGCGCTCTGCCCATCTTGAATGACGACGAAGTTCTCGGCTTGAACCATCCATCCGTCGAGTATGTTCGATGGATTCTCAAGATCGGGCGTAGCCGAAAGGTTCTGAACGCTGTTTTGAAGGCAGTCGTAAAGCCACACTTTACCACTGATCAGCATCAGGATGAACGTCGAGCCATTGTCTCCGATGTACGGAAGCGCACACTGGAACACGCCGGTCAGTCCGCCAGAGCTGTAGCACTCTTCTGAGTATCCATCAGCCGTGACGTTCGTTTGATCCGCAGTGACGAGCGTGTTATCGGCGGTAATCGAAAGGCACGTTTCGTAATCCTTTTGGATGAAACCCGGTCGAGGAGAAACAAAGCTTTGCCGGAAGCTGGCATTCACCGCAAACGCCACCTGATTCTTGTCCACTTCAGACGGCATAACACCTGAGTCAACGCCACCCTCAAAGGTGACAGACCCATCCGTGTACCGCCGTGGTGCGCGTTCGCTCATGGTTTAAGCCTGAATCCGCTGGACAGAGAATGAGGAGCCGGTTACGACGTTGACTCCAAATCCAGAAGTTTGAATCAATATGTCGTAGTAATCAGTAATTACAGTAGCTTGATCTATATAAGAAAGTGAAACTGGAATCAAACTTTGAGGAGAAGCGTTTGTAGCGTTGAACTCCTGAGTCTGCAAAATATTGGAACCGTTCTTACGCAAGAACACAATTACGCTTGCAGTACCAGTGCTTCCAAGCAAGTTGAACAATGCATCAATCTTGTAGTACCCAGTGAATGGAGCGGTAAATCGACCAGTCGCAGCAGTAAATCCAGACGCGGTATCTATTCCTGCCCAAGATCCAGAAGGAAAATCGCCAAGGCTGAATGGGTTTTTAGTTGTTGCCGCTGCAATCAGGTTGTTGCCAGTCAACCTCCGCGTAAACGTGACGTAGCTAAACGCTGCCCCGCTGGCTGTCGATGCAATGCTGATCGTGCCTGCACCCGGCGTAATCGTGATGTTTGAGCCTGCCGTCAGACTTGCCAGCGTGTATCCCGTTCCATTGCCAATGAGCAACTGTCCATTGGTTGGAATCGTGGCTACGTTTGTTCCACCTTTGGCAACCGGCAACGTGCCGCTGATGTCGCCCACAGGAACCGTTGCTGTAGTCGAAAGAAAACCTGATCCGGCTGACCCTTGAGTCTTAAGATAACCGGATGAAAACGAATTGAGGGAAGTCGCACTCGGAACCGAAGCATCTGGAATTCGTACGATGTACGTTGCTGCGGATGACGCGCCACCAGCGACGCCAGCAGGACCTTGTGGGCCAATTGCTCCTGCAAGCGTAATCAGTGAACCAGACGGAATAACCGTTGTCGGAATAGCATTTGGGATGCTTAAAAGTCCGGCGGCAGGGTTTTGAAGTGTCAGTCGAAGACCATCAACCGACAAAACCTGCATGTAGCCAAGACCTTGAACAGAGACAAAAAACTGGCCAGCAACCGATTCTGGAAGAAAGTCTGTTCCAACAACGTACGCAAAAATGCTCGATCCAAGTGCAGGCGTAACAAACGACGCGGTCGTGTACGAGAACGCGTTTACTCCGTTCGAGCCATTCGTTCCGTTAGTACCCGCTGCACCTTGAGGTCCGGGCGTGTTTACGACAATCGGATCGGAGTCGCAAGGTTGGCAACAGCCGGTTGAAGAAATAAGTTGCGACGGCATATTTTTCCTTTCGCAGAACCTCAAGTCCAACGACAACTAATGCAAGGCCAAACTATGGCAGAGCAAGTGTCAGAGCATCCATTGATCGACCACAAGTACGGGATTCGTTCGCCCGTCAAGATTCCAGACCTAGAACTGGAACTCTACGCATTCCGAAATCGGCTCCAACCGAATGAAGGAGGTCTAGGCACTTTTGATCATTTTCGTAACGCCACGAAAATGTTATGGCCGAAGATGAGTTGGAACCCGTGGCTCGAAGCACAAGTCGAAGGTCTTTGCGAACACGACTACGTCGGATGGGCTGGTTGCGGTGCGAGCGGAAAGACTTTCGGCGCGACGCTCTTTGCGACTGTTTGGTGGCTGGCAAACCCCTCCAAGACAACTGTTGTTCTCACGTCTACAACGGCAAAGATGATCCGAAAGCGTATGTGGGCAAATCTTCAGGATCTTGTTCGGAAATCACGCGGATTCCCCGGAAACATGGTCGATTCAAAGATGAGTCTTCAGGCTATCAAAGGCGACGACCGGCACTCGATTTCCGCTATTGCCGTCGCCGAGGGTAACACATCGAAGGCTGTGGCCAACATTCAGGGCATCCACGCCGAGCGTGTGATGGTTATTATCGACGAAGCTACGGATACGCCTGAAGCGGCTTTCGAAGCGTGTACGAACCTTTCTAAGGGTTGCCGCGAGTTCAAGATGCTCGTCATCGGCAATCCGGCTTCAAAGTACGATCCTCATGGACGCTTCTGCACACCGGCAAAGGGTTGGCGCAGCGTAACGATTGAAGACCAGCATTGGCTGACAGAACGCGGGATGTGCCGACGTTTTGACGGCATGAAGTCGCCCAACATCAGCGAGGGCAGGACAAAGTATCCGTACCTCATCACTCAGGATCAGGTGTTATCGGCAATGCGCCACGAGGGCGAACAGAGTCCTACGTTCTGGAAGTACACACGCGGATTCTGGTCGCCGGACGGCATGGTGAAGACGGTCTTGTCCGAATCGCTCATCGAGACGCACACACCTACAAAGAATTTGGTGTTTACCACCAATGTCCAAGTTGTTGCCGGTCTTGATCCGGGTTTTGGTGGCGACAGATGCGTCCTTCGCTTTGCCAAGGTTGGCACCGCAAACGACAAACTAAGCATACTTTTTCAGGACATTATCCAGATATCCCCTAATGCGCAGCTAACCGAGCCAGTTCATTACCAGATAGCCAATCGGGTTAAAGAAGAATGCAACAAGCGAGGTGTTCCGCCTGACAGGTTTGCTCTTGATTCAAGCGGTGAAGGTGGCGGGTTGGCCGACATTCTGACTCGCGAATGGGGTGTGGTTCATCGCGTCGAGTTCGGCGGTTCTCCGTCAACGATTCCCGTCAGCGACGAAGACAGTAGGCCATGCAATGAGGCTTACGATAGAAAGGTGACTGAGCTATGGTTCTCGATGCGCAAATGGGCTGTTGAGGAGCGTCTGGGAGGCATGGACATCGAGACTCTTCAAGAGTTCTGTGCGCGAATGTTCGATGATTCCAAGCGAAAGATATCGGTCGAATCAAAGACCGTTATGAAACAGAGAACCGGCAAATCGCCTGATTTAGCCGACGCTGCTGTAGTCTTGCTTGATCTAGTGCGCAAAACTGCGTCATTTGAGCCGCGAGCAACAAAAACTGACAAGGTGTGGGAAAAACTAGTCAGGGACGCTGACTCAATTTATTACGAAGGAGACGTATGAGTGGATACAAGGTGCTGAACGAACACATGGTGATTCCCGGTGGATGGAGCTATCGAGTTCCTGAAACCGGAATCGAAATCGCCGGAGGATCATGGCCGCAACTCCATGAGTTTATTCGTAACCATTACACGGCGAATGCGATTAAAATTCCCGCCAACCTTGACACTTTAATCACCGAATATGCGTGTCGTAACGGTGCCGATTGCTCTTACGACGAAGTTAATATCCCCAAGCCAGCAGGTTTGAAATCGCTTCAGCTCGGAGATGTTATCCGATTCAGCATGAGCCTTTTGCACGGGCTTACCGTTGGCGGCGGCAAGGTTGGTCAGGCGGAAGCAAATCGACGCGCAAACATTTGCTCAACTTGTTCATTCAATCGAAAGCCCCTTGGATGCACTGGTTGTAATGCTCGCGTCCTGAAGGATGCTGTTAAAACTTTTTCTCAACACGGTAGCACTCCAGTAGACGAAAGTCTGCAAAGCTGCGAGTTTTGCGGTTGCTTCATCAGGAGCATGGTTTGGTTTCCCATTGAAACCCTTCATAAATTCTCGGACGCTACAGAGAACGAAAACCTCCCGGCTCACTGCTGGAAAAAACGATCATGTACGGAAACCTAGCCCAACTACCGCTCGAAACCATTAACGAGGATGGCAAAGCCCCGGAAACTCGTATCGCCGACGCGGCATCCGCTCGCGAGATATTTCAGAAGCTAATCATGGCCGATGAGCTTCGCAATAGCACTCGCGCAAAGCTTCGCGGACTCGTTGATGGAAACCCTCCGTACAATCCAGCAGAACTGCGCCGTAATAACCAAGCGTTCCGCACCAACGTCAACTTCCGTGAATCGGAAGCGTTCCTCACGTTGGCCATGTCTTCCTTCTACGACGTGTTCGCCGAAGTGCCGACGTACGCAAATGTCCGTACTGCTTACGGTAATGACATGGATAAGCGGGAGGAATGGTCGAAGATCATCACCGAAGAGTTTGATCGTCTCCAGAAGCTCGACAAGGACTTCGACTACATCATGCAGCTCTCGCAGCGTGAGATGGTTCTCATTGGAGATGGTCCGCTCATCTTTGAGGACAACACCAACTGGCGCTGCAAAGCCATCATGGCGACGGACCTTCTCGTCCCCGATGGCACCAAGTCTAACGTCAGCGACTGGAAGGTAGCCTGCGTCCGTACTCGCATGGGCGTAGATGACCTGTTCGAGAAGATCCAAGATGAAGAGGCGGCAAAAGCTTCCGGCTGGGACGTGAGCTACGTTCGTCAGCGTATCCGCGCTGCGATGCCCGAACCGTATCGCTCAGGTGTGCAGTACGACTGGGAGTTTTTCCAGAAGCAGCTTCGCTCGAATGACATCACGTTCAGCGCACGTTCCGAGGTGGTCTTGATGTGCCACGTTTTCTACAAGGAATTCGATGGTCAGATCAGCCATGCCATCATCGATGAACGCGACAGCGAGAGCTTCATGTATCGCAAGCTTCGTCGGTTCAGCCGGTGGGAGCAGGTCATTCATCCGATGTATTACGACCGTGGCGACGGAGAGCATCACGGCGTAAAGGGTCTTGGCATTAAGATGCTTCAGGCGATGGAGCTGAAGAATCGTCTTCGTTGCTCCATGGTAGACAGCGCGTTTGCGCGGACTCAGATTCTGTTCCGACCCCTGAACGCGAACGCCCTAAGCAAGACCAGCGTCGTTCAACAAGGACCGTATGCGATACTTCCTCCAGACTACGAAGTCATCCAGCAGAACATTGCCGGTGTTCTGGACGCTCCTATGGCGGTCAACGCGGATCTTGAGAATGTTCTGCAAGGCAATCTCTCTCAGTATCGCCAATCGCTCAACAAGACTGGCAACCCGAGAACTGCCACCGAAATGCAGATCATTTCGTCGCAGCAATCGGCCATAGGTAAGACTCAGTTGAGTCGGTATTACAACCAGTTGGATTCTTTCTTTGAGGAGCGGTACAACCGTGCCTCAGATCCGAATCTCAATCCAATTACCAAGTCGGACAAGGACGCCATCGAGTTCCAGCGCCGATGCAAAGAGCGTGGTGTTCCGATTCAGGCGATGATGGACATCGACTACGTTGAGGCGACTCGTACGGTCGGCCAAGGTTCTCAGTTCGCGAAGCAGCAACTTCTTGGAACTCTTCTCCAGTTGTCCGGTTCCCTTCCAGAGGGCGGCAAAATTAACCTGCTCAAGGACTATATTGCCGCACAGGTTGGCCAACAGATGGTGGATCGTTACTTGCCCTCGCAGCTCCAATCTTCTCGCACTCAAGATCAGGCCGCTCTTGCTGTCTTGGAACACGCTTCTCTGCATCAGGGCAACATGCCAATCGTCACCGATACGCAGAATCAGATTATCCACATTGAGACTCACCTTGGCGCAGCGAATGAAGCAGCGTCCTCGCTTCAAGGTGGCGGTAACCCAGAGGAAATCATGCTCTTCATGCAGGGTATTGGTCAGCATGTTCAGCAGCACATCCAGCGGCTCGCAACCGATCCGTCGCGCAAGCAGCAGGTCGATGCGTACGTCCAGCAGCTTGGAATGCTTGGTGAGACTATCAAGCAGCTTGGCCAGATGCTTCAAGAACAGCAGCAGGCAATGGCGCAGCAGCAGCAAGCTCAGGCAATTCAGCAAGGCTCTGATCCTCGTACCGCCGTGATGAACGCGGAGGTTCAATCGAAAATCGCTCGCCAGAACGCCGAGACTATGGCCAACATCCAGCGTCAGAACACGAAGGCGATGGCAGATTTGTCACGCCGGAATGCGAAGACAACCGCTGATATTCAGCGTGCGAATGCAACTGCGGAATCCAACTTGTCGCGTCAGGGATGAAAAATATTCACTTCGTACACGGTCTTCACGATGACGGTTTCAATATCTGTGAACGTGTAGCAATCGCTTCAGCTTGGATGAACAATCCCGACTGGAGCGTTTTTTTGTGGAGTCCTGAAGAGCCAACCGGCGAGCAATGGGAAAAACTGAAGGCAAAGGTTCCGGTTCGCGTGATGCCGATTGGGAACCCTAAAACGTGGAATGGGAGCAATATCCCAAAGCATCAGCATCGTGCTGATCTGATTCGCCACACGGTTCTTTACGCGATGGGCGGTGTTTACGCTGACACTGACACTATCACGGTTGCTCCATTTCCCGAAGATTGGCTGAACCACGACACGGTCATTGGCCGCGAATTCTGCGATAACGATCCGACGATTGGCCTTTGCAACGCGGTCATGTTCTCGCAGATGCACAGCCGATTCCAATGGAAGTGGCTTCAAAAATGGCAGGAGTTTGACGGAGGGGGATGGAATGAAATTTCTGTCCAATATCCGCTCAAGATTCATCAGGAAAATCCCGGCCTAGCCAAGTCTGTTGACTTTGAAATGCTTGGATTTATGCACTGCGGTTCCGAGAAGTATTGGGAAGGAATCCATTCGCTCGACGGATGCGTCATTGCCCATTTATGGCGTACTTATCACGACGAGAAAATGCGCGCACTCACTGAGGAACAGATTCTAAAACGCGAAAACACCTATTGCCTTCATGCTTCAAAATATCTTTGATCGAATCTACCTGACAGACGAGTGGAGCGGTGGCTCAGGACCGGGTTCAAACGCTCAAAACGCCGCAAAATACATCAAGTTCCTCAACTCGTTCATCCGAGAAAACAAGATCAAGTCCATTTTGGATGTCGGATGTGGAGATTGGCAGTTGATGTCGATGATCGATCTGTCTGGGATTAGATACAAAGGCATCGATATCAGCCCCGTTGCCACTGCATTCGCGAAGTCAAAGGCTCCGCTCGGAACCGATATCAGCGCCGGAAACATCGAAGACATCCACGAATCATTTGACCTAGTTCACATCAAGGATGTTCTCCAGCATTTGGAGTTTTCGGAGTGCAGAAGGATTCTGGAAATCATTTCTACTCGCCACAAGTCAGCACTTGTCGTGAACGAGCATCCGGCGGTATCGCATGACATCAAGAATGGTCAGTATCGACCGTTGAGCATTGTCGCTGAACCTCTTTACTGTCCGCGTTCCACGGTCATAAAAGTCTTTACTGGCCCAATGTTCAAAAAATCAGTCACCTACATTCACCCAAAATGAACGATCAATACGACTTGTTGAAGCAGTTTATCTCCGATCAATTTCCAAAAATGGGCGGCTGGTGCGACGCCGAAAAAGGATTCCAGATTGGAAAGCTTGTCCTCGATTCGAAGCCTCAGAAAATTGCTGAAGTAGGCGTTTTCGAGGGCAAATCCACTCTCGCGCTTGCCAAGGCTTGCAAGATGAATGGCAGCGGAACCGTTTACGCTATCGATTCTTGGAAGAAAGAGGACTGCATCGACGATGAGGTGGCAGCTAACCAAGAGTGGTGGTCAACTCTCGATCTGGACGGTCATTATGAGGCTTTCGTAGGCCATACTGTCCGTGCGCAGGTCGTTAAGAATATTCAGTTCTGCCGCATGTCTTCGTGGGACGCATCGCGATTCCTGCCAGACATGGACATGGTTCACATTGATGCCAACCACGCTGAATGGCCGTCTACGAGCGACGTTGTCAACTGGCTTCCGAAGCTGAAGGTTGGCGGTTACCTCGTGATGGATGACGTAAACTGGGAATCCACTCAGACCGCGATTCGTTTTGCCGAAAAATACTGCACGTTGATTCAGCGGTACGACCTCAAGGAAAGCGTGTTTTCAATCTATCAGAAGACTAAAAAATGATTCCAATTGTCATCACTCAGCGCGGATCTAAGCGGATTGATTTTGTCACCGAGAGTCTTAAAAAAGCTGGAATCGAACGGTTCAGGTTTTTCTATGGTCTAAACGGCGCAAAGTCTGGGCTTGTCGCAACCATCAGGTATGGAGAAGACAACCCTCAGAACCCCGAGTCAATTGGTCCGAAGCATATCGGATGCACAATGTCGCATATCATGCTTTGGACGGCGCTTGAGATGGACGAAAGCGGTGCTGACTACTGGATGATTTTTGAGGACGACATTGTTCTTCGAGATGGATGGCGCGAAAAGGTTGAGCAAGCTTTGCGAGATGTTCCCAATGATTGGGACATTCTTTTTGCTGGATCATGCTGCACAAACGGAAGGGTTGAAGAAAAAATCGCTGAAAATCTTTTTCGCTGCCATCCGCTTTGTACTCACGCCTATCTCGTTCGAAGAAAAGCGTTGAAACCGCTTCTCGAAACAAACACGGAGATTTACGCTCCGATTGATCTACAAATTTACTTCAAAACACGGCATCTTTTGAACTCTTACTCCATCCTTCCAAGGGTGGCCGACCAGTTCGAAACCGAGATTCCAGATTGATTTGCGCATCCATAATGAAAGACATAATCCGAAGCCTTTCCCTTAAAGCTCTCAAACGATTTGCAACGGGCGGCGATGGTCCTGCCGATCTTCTTCAGGAAATCGAAGACCTTCGCAAAACGCTTGAGATTCGAACCAAAGAACACGACGAGCATCTGACCGAGGTCCGCGAGGAGCGCGATCATTGGCTCGCTCTCTACGATGAAATCAAATTCGCAGCCGAGTTTCTAATGAGCTACGCAAAAAACGACGTCCCCAAACTGTGCGAACAAACTGATTGGGAGACTGGCAAGATCGTCCTTCCGCAGGAAACCGGGACGTACTACTTCAATCCAGCGATTATGCAGGAGCCGGATGGCAAGATCCTGCTCTTCGCACGTCGCTGCCGTAACAAGCGCGAGAAGGATGAGGATGTCTACGTCGAGAAGAACGACATCGTTGTCTTCGAACTGAGTAAAGATTTACGAGCCACAAAGAAGGCTCTGATCCAGCTCACCTCCCATTACCCTCTCGAACAATTTGAAGACCCTCGCGTCATCAAGTTCGGCGACAAGTACGGCGTCAGTTGCGCCACGTTCATACCGTTCAAGTCATACGCGCATCAGGGCATGTTCCTTCTGGACAAGCAGTTTTTGAACGTAGGCCGCTTCGATACGATCTACGGCAACAACTACGCGCAGGCCATGATCAATGATGGCCATGAGAAGAACTGGCTCTACTTCGTCCACGATAATGCGCCGCACATGGTGTATTCGGCCAACCCTCATGTCGTTGTGCGCCTTAATGGGCGTTTAGAAAAGGAGCAGGAGTACGTCACCGACGAGTTCAATCCGCTATGGAAGTTTGGAGAGGTGCGCGGAGGATCGAATCCTATTCTTGCCGACGGTCTGTATTGGACTTTCTTCCATAGCTCTCTCCCTTGGATCAACAAGAAGCGCCGTTACTACATGGGTGCGTACGCTTTCGAAACCAAGGCTCCATTCCGCATCGTTCGAATGACAACGCTGCCGATCCTGAGTGGCACGAACCAGCAGGACTGGTGGCCGGGATTACCTGCGGTCGTATTCCCGTGCGGCGCATTCTTTGACAGCGCAAAGAATCAATTCGTCGTTTCGTACGGCATCAACGATGTTGATTGCGGCTACATCAAACTTCCGTTGGCCGACATGCTGGAGGTGACGAAGGTGATTCGACCCAAGCGCGATGTTGTCAACAAAGAGAAGCCGATGAGGCTAGACGACGTTCTCGATCCAATTCCCGAAAGACACAAACTCAAACGAAACAAGAAATCAAAGTATGATCAACTGGCTAAGAGGCTCGACGAAGAACCGCAAGGAGACAGCAAAGAACCTGATGCAGTTGCCTGAGGTAGACATTCTCGAATGGACAACTTCGGGGCAAACAGCAGAACTTGCAGTTATTCTGCAAAATCCGCTTCTTCGGATGGCTTTACGCATCGTCGCAGAGTCGATGCCAATTCCAATGCCATCCAACGGAACCAAGGAATCTGACATTGTTTTCGCTGCCGGTGTAACCGCTGGCTACGCGCATTGTCTTGAAAACCTGCGAAAACTTGCAGTAACCGACACAACGAGAGAACCTGAAGCAACATTCGAAAAACAATATTAATTTATGGAAGAACCACTCAACTCCCCCGTAATTCACTCCGCGCAACCGCCTGACTTTGGCAACTCGTTCATCGACGCGTTCAAGGCAAACACTCTTGATGACGCCGCATCGGCTGATGAGTCGGCCAATTCTGCCTCTCAGGTAACTGAAGAGCCTAAGCAGAAGAAGTCATCGACGCCAAAGTCTGAGTCGAATGCCAAACTCAGTAGGTCTGAGATGGATATCGAGCAGATGTTCACTTCAAAGCAGAAGGCTCCAGCTACCGAGGATTCCTCGGCTACTGATGACTCTGGCATCCCTGAGTCCATCAAGTCTACGAAGGCCGCTGACGCTTTCCGCAAGATCAAGGAAGAGAAGGCACAGCTCGCAAAACAATTGGACGAGTTTAAGGCTGGCAAGGTTGCCAATCCCAATGCCGAAGCGCAGTTCAAGACGTTGCAAGAGGAACGTGACGCGCTTTCTGAGCGTGTTCGCTTGCTTGATATCGAGCGTCATCCTGAGTTCGTTAAGAAATACGAAGGCAAGATTACCGGCGTGTTCGAGTCGATGAAGTCTGTCGTCGGCACTGATGGCGATAGGCTCGTTGGCCTGCTCAAGTCACCTGAAAACGACTACCGGAACTCGCAGATCGACGACATTGTCGAAGGTCTTTCGCCCTCTAAAAAGGCGAAACTTGGCGCTCTTATCGTCAAGTACGACGAAATTAACGGCGAAAAGTCTGCCGAGATGTCCGAAGCAAAGGCTGACTACGACTCGATCATCTCGAAGTATCAGCAGGAGAACGAGCAAGGCACTCGCGCTGCATTGGAGTCGGCCAATAAAACTTGGACAAAGGTCAGCGAGAATGCCCGTGCGCTTGAAATCTTTGAGCCGCGTGAAAACGACGAGGAATGGAACACGGAGCTGAATGGCCGACTTAACCTCGCCCAACAGATCTTCAATGGCGAGAACAGCGAAGAAGACCTCGCCAAGGCCGCCCTGTGGGCCGCTGCCGCGCCAAAATACCGTGAGCTTCTCTATTCTCAGGTGGAGATAAACAAGCGCCTCAAAGCCGAACTGGCGAAGTATCGTGGAAGCGAACCCGGTGTAAGCTCGAAAGCGACGAATCCCGGCTTCAAGTCGGCGAATACTAACTCTGCCAAGAGCGAGGACTTTGTTGCCAACGTGATGAAGTCGTTAGGACGCTAACCTTACGCGTAGAAACAATTATCCCCCGATGGTTTTTATTACCGCCGGGGGATTTTCGTTTGAATCACTTACGATACGGTCCGCTGCCACTTGGAACCGGCTTTGGACTTGGTTTAACCGGAGGCTTTGGAGGCGGCGACTGTTTGTAAGGTCCGCTTCCACCACCGACGGCGGGTGAACCTTTATACGGTGCGTTATTGCTCATTTGTCCTTTGGTAGTGCATACCAGCCTTCGTGGATGATGATGCGGTTATTACTACGCACCGATTTGCCGTTGGCGTCAACCACCCAAACCTTAGCCTTAACGCTCTCAGCGAGGCGCACAGGCTCACCGTGGGGGACGTAAATCACCCGGCTCGCGCAGCTCACGCTCATGCTCATCAATGCGAGCAAGCAGATCGCGCTTAAGATCGGGTTGTTTTTTCGCATCTTCGCTTGTGACATCCTGCTTCGTCAGCGCGTGAAGCCAGATAACCAGCTTCATCACCAAGTCGGCCAAGAAGTTCATTCAGTTTTGGCAACCTCGGGCGCAGTCTTTGCGGCCTTCTTGTTGTTGTAAACAGACCAGCCAACGCCAGCGATGCTTACGACAGCGCCTACGAGTTCAGCGAGCTGATCAGCACTGGCCAACCCTTTGGCAACGAGAAAACCACCGGCAGCGGTCAAGATGTGGCGGAGAAGAGAAGAGAGATTGGAGTTCATTTTTCTGTTTTTAGTTTGCGATACAGTTCGACTGCTTTGACTGCGCAAGTGAGAAGCGCGGCGAGTGCGCCAAGTCCCAACGATACAGTCTTGAGATGAGGATCGGATAAAACCGCGTTCCCGAGAATACCGATGATCGGACCACCGACACCTATTGAAATGTCTCTAAAGAAGGTGTGGTGGTCCGTCATCGTGATGGTTAGTTAGCGGCTGGAACCTGCGATTTGGCGGCTTCGAGAATGATTTCGGCCAGAGGTACTCCGACCTTTGCATTCTGGAAACCGCCAGCCTTGATGGCGATATCGATGAGTTGCAGCAGGGTGTTCGCTTGTTCGACGGTCAGTTCAATTTTAATCATGCCGCCGGAGCATCGGTGACAGTTTCGACGGGTGCAACCAAAACCGGCGGAATCGGAGGCGGCACCGGCACCCACGGCAACGGCGGAGCAATCACCGGAGGATTGATCTGATCGTTGATCTGCTGCGTCACGTTCGCTTCGATAGCGGTCTTATCGACACCGTTCTCGTAGCACCAGTTCAAGACCTGTTCCTGCGTCAGGTCTTCGTAAGGCGTGAACTCACCAGACGGCGGAGCGAACGAGCATGAGCCGTAGCAAGTGCCGCTGTAGGTTTCGTCGGTGCCGTTGCATCGCCAGTCGGCGGTGATTACGACATCGGTGAGTGAGCCTTCGGTGGGCTTAACAAGAAGGCGTTCGATGATCCAGAGGATGGTCATATTATTAGGCGATTTTGATTGTTCCAGCGTCATTGTACAATGTGCCAGAAGCAAGACCGGCAGATGATGTCGGAATGTTTGATATAATCACACGGGTTGTGGTAGTTGCGTGATTCCAGAGTATTTGAAAACCGTTTGAGGCTCCGGTAACTTGAGCCGTGAAAACGTTTCTATCAGCACCAGATGCAACAGCAAACTGACCTCGGAATGATCCGCTTGTAGTCCCCACCAGCAAATTCCCACTCGCATCGAGGGTCATTGCTTGGGTGAGAGACACACTGTCACCGGCACTTCCAGCACCGGCAGTAGAAGTGAACCATTTGTATGCTCCATTGGCAGCATCAAGCAGGTAGTTCAACGCATATCCAGAGGCAATTTTCTTGCTACCAGCAAGAGCATAGTAGTTGGCACCTAGATAAATGCCATTTGATGTATCGTTGAAAAGGCTTCCACCGTTAGGAAGCATAACGAATTTGTATCCTGCACTCCAAGTGTTAGGCGTAACCCCCACGCCGACGTTGCCGCCAGTGGGTTGTAGAACGAGCGGAAACTGAACGCTGTTTGCAGCATTCGCAGCTTGAAGATTGAACTGGTACGGAGCAGAAGCCGATTGTTGTCCAAGCAAAGCGGCACCAAGCCCAGTTATCTGGCCAAAGCAGAACGTAGCATTTGTCCGATTGATCGTATCGTTAGCTGTCTTGAAAACATCCAGCGCGGCGACAGGAGCGTTGAACAACCCCAACCCCGTAGAGTTCAGGGTCATGGCGGTGGTGCCAGCTACGGACCATGTGGCGGTACCATCGGAAGCGATTCGATAGCGTTCAGCGGTTGCCACTCCGTTTGCGGCAACACCAAACACCATTGCGCTGGCGTAATTACCGTCCGTAGCGTTTTCCTTGATTGTTTTAATGTATCCCGCACGGCCAATCACCGTGCTTGGAGCTTGGAAAACATAACCCATGCTCAATCCGCCGCCGTTATTAATAGCAAGAGGAGATGTATCAATCACAGCCAGCGATTGAATGTCTGTTCCAGTTCCAATCGCACTGCGAACATCAAGTCTTGAACCAGCAATCGGACTCGCCGTACCAACACCAACCCGATGATTCGTCGAATCAACCTTCAGCGTACTCGTGTCCACCGTCAGTGCGCCGGTGATGGTGGCGGAGCCAGCGGTAACGAGTCCGGCAACGGTCAGCGCATCAGTTGTCTTGTCGAACACCAGACCGGCATCGCCTGCCAGATTCGTTCCGCCATCATTGAAGATGACCTGAGTCGTTGCGCCGGGAAGGGCGACACCACCGCCAAGAGCGGTGTATATCTCAGTGAAGTTCTGGTTGGTATAATCGAACGAGGTCCGCAGCGGCGTCCCCGTTCCGTCGTTCGGCGATGCGCCGATATTGATGGTTTGCTTTGACATATATGACTAAATGAATGTTTCGTTGACCTACAGAAATTCGGTCATGTCCGCCGTGATGCTCGTCACGTCCGCGCTTATCACCGTGTTATCCGCCGTGATATCCGCCGTTCCGCCAAGCGTCGCCGCTTCCCAGAGTAGGCCAATCTCCAGCAGAATACGTTCACGCGGACTCATGCACGAAGCTCCCTGAGCCTCCGCAATTAGTGTGGCCGCATCGGCGCAAGAAATAATTGGCATATTAGTTGGCGATGATCTTAAACCAAGCGACTCCGTTGGACATCACAACTACCCCATTCCATTGCGGAGATAGCGTGTGAGTCGCCGAGCCATCAATCGTCTCCGCCGCATATCCATCAACAATGACCGCATTCGCACCGGAATTGATGCGCTTAAAAGCATAGATACGACCCGGAACAAGTGCCGCCGGGGGAAGCAACATCGTAATCGCTCCCGCCGTGGCATCGCAGATGATCATGTAATCACCGCTCACCACGCTGCCGCTCGTCGTCACCGACCGATACGCACCGCGTGTCGCGCCGCCGCCCTGAAGATACGTCGCAATGCGGTTCTCCAGCGCCAACTTGGCCAACTCAACCTCCCACGGTGAGCGACATCCCAGCGACGCCGCCTCGTTGATGAGCGTTGCCGCCTCGTCGCATGTGATGTTTGGCATATCGTTTTAGAGTGAGTTATTAGGACATCGGACCAGCGCCGCGCTGCATCACTTCGGCGATAAAACCCTGCTTACCGCCGCCCATTTGGCCGCCATGACCGCTTTCATCCTCGGAAGCATTCTCCGCATGATCCTCGGCCATCTTCTTGCCCTTGGATTTCTTCTCGTATCCGGCGATAGGCATGCCATCAATCTCGATAACCTCGGCCTTGCCATTCTTACCAAGAAGGATCGTCGCCATAGTCTGGAACGCTTCGCCTTCAGCGAGATTTTCAGGAACTTCGACGCCTTTAGGGAGAGTAAAACTCGGCATACGGGGAGCATTACTCCATGTATTGGGATGTCAACGCCTATCCGAGTAGCAGGCAATAAAAAACCCGCCACCAACTTTTCGGGAAGGTGACGGGGTGCCTCACAACGAGGCGTTTTACAAGCATTTAACCCACTGATCCAACGCGGCAACAATTGTCGCGTCACTGACATCCTGCAACAGGAATTTTAGCGCCTTTGGAAATATTCTCGAACGCGGTTAGAGGCTGAAGATTCGTCCAGTGGCAAAGCCGCTTAATTTCCTCCACAGACTTTGATGAAATCAGAGGAATGATGTGGTCGATGTGCCAATGCTTTCCGTAGTTCTGCCAAGTCATTCCATCTCTGAACTTCGACTCAAGATGCTTACGAAGGTCATCTTTCGAACATCCGATGATTTCAAAGCTGCTCATCTCACCTTTCTGGCCAGCGTCAAGATACCGGCGTATTGAGCGGCGCATAGAGTTGGCCATTCGAACGAGCGGATTATTGGCGCGACGTTTTGCTAACGACTTAGCGATTTTATCTCGGTTTTCAACTCCGTACTTCTGTTTGATCAACTTGATTTTCTCGGTGTTTTTTGCGCGGTAGAGTTTTCTTCTTTCAAAGATCGCAGCAGCGTTTTTGAGTCGGTACTCGCGTTGTACTTGCGAATACTCCAATTTCCTTGATTTGTATCGATTCTTCAACCTCTCGTTGTTTTTCTCACGATTCGAATCAAAAACATCCTGCGTAACCCAGTATTGAAACGGGCTTCCATCTGGATTCTTTCCGCAAAAACCCCAGAAAATCATCCCGTCTTCTCGCTTAGTTCCTCTTGATAAGTGCATAAAAATCCCGCCACAGCGTAAACCGTGACGGGATTTGCGTCAATCACCTAAACTCGAATTACGAGCAGATGATCGTGGTCAACGCACCAGTGCAGCGCCTAAAGATAATAGTCATTCCTTGGTTAACGAAGATCGGCTCCGGCGCGTGAATGAACTCAGCATAATGCTGACCCTTCTTGTCCAGAGGATCGGGGCAATCAGTGTCGAGCTTGTAGGCACCAGTCACCCACTGCCACTCGCCCATGTAGTTGGTCGGCATCCACGCCAAATCGCCAACGCGGTTCACAGGACGCACGATGTGCGACTTGAACACATATGGAGTCACGATGAACGCAGCCTCGTACGCGGCGGTGGTCCAGCTAGAATTGACGCTGAACACAGTACCCTTCGTACCGGAGGTGCTGGTGAACGGCTGAACCAGCGTGTACTTGCCGCCAGCGTAGCTGTACCGAGGAGGGAACAAATTCGGCACATGCCGGAAGTTCTTGATAACCCGGTTCGCGCCGATTCGCTTGAGCAACTGCGCACCCTCGCCAGTACCCATATCCGCGAAACGCTGATCGTCGCGGAACGCGGGGTTGTTCTGAGCGATACGCTGAGAAGCCTCCAAGCCGATGTACAACGGGAACACCGGGCCGTCGCTGCTGTAGGTGATGAAGCCAGAGCTGTCAGGATTCGTTGCACCGTTACGGATCAACGTAGCAGCAGCGACATCCAGCATCTCCTGAGTCAACTCAGAGGTGGACTGATTGAGCGCCTGACCAACAGAGCCAGTCTGAATCCACGGCAACTCATTCACGCCAGAGGGAATCGTCTCGACCTGAGTGAAAGACGAGTCGGCCACTGCCTTGATGGCATACTTGGCGAACATATTCTGATAGCGAGTCTCCCAAGAACGCTGCGCACGGATGGACAGCTTCTCCAAGTACACGCGCAAGAACGCCTCGACGCGATGATCAAAGGTCAGATCATCCTTACAGAGCAACGGGCCTTTCAGCGCGAAACGCTCAGGACTCCAAGTAACGGCATTATAGCCGACCGGAACGTCGTTGTAGGTGACATCGCAAGCGCCAGAATTGGAACCACTGGCGAGCGTGATGGCCGACCATTCCTCAGCCGCAGTCGGCTCGATGGAAGTGGTGGTGAACGAGGTCTGGGTCAAACCCGTACCTTGAGGATACTCGCCGCGCTCAATCATATTGAGCCACATCGAGCGATACGAGGCGCGTTTATAGACGTCCTGCGCGAGCGACTCAGTCGCTACGGCGAAGGCGTTAAAGACATTAGTACAAGCCATGAGATGAAAAATTAAACCGACGTTATCTGCATTTGGTAGGCCATTCTATCCATGCCACACGACGTGGATTCGTGGCCTACGCGCTGACCGATGCGGAGCGTCATTGCCGCTTAGACAGTTTTGCGATGGCTGACCAAGCCTCCGCCTTGCTTAGGGTCGATAAATCGGACTGACGCATAATTGTGTCACTGGAGTCAATTAGAATATAGTTACCTCGTCCGTTAGCTCGCTCTGATCCGCCATGTACGTTTTGAATCCCTTGATGAGCGTTCCGATCCTGTGCGGCTGGATGATATGTTCCTTCGCGATGAATCCTCTGAAGGTATACGGACCGGGGAATTGTCCGGTCATCAACGCATAGTAATCTACGCCCAGTGTTTTGACGCCCTTGCGAGAATCGACCAGCAGTTTGCCAGTCTCGTACTTGGTCGTCTTCACATCGATGCGAATGCCCGGTGGAATGGGCGGGATAATCGCGTCGTAGAGCGGGTGCGGAGGCTCGCGGTCCGTATCAATGTCGGGATAGACATTAAATAGCTTACAGAATGCTATCTCGCCGCATACGCCCTCCAGATCCACCGTCGCAGGGTCATCCGCGCTAATCTTTAAGTTCGTCACGTTGAAATGACGATTATTGCCGTTGCGATTCTTGGCTACGAAGTGGGCCAACTTCCTCTCAGCTTGATTGAGAGAAATAACTTGACCAATTTTAATTTTACTTAACATGGTCAAAAAGACGGAAAATTTTTGAGGGGGGTATCGTAAACGAAGCCCACCCCAAAAGGGGTCCGGCCCAGTCGCCGTCAATCTTGACTAATCCTATAGGAAAACAATCCTTTTGTCCCATTAGATTATCTAATCCTGAATATTAGTTCCACACCGTTGTACAATGGGTGTTATATTCACTTCAAACCGGATTGCTCACAACAACCTCAGCGAACCGATCCGGCATCGAACCCAGCAAGTTAATGCTGACCGAGGTCGCCTCGCCAGCTTCTGACCAGCCAAACACAAGCGCAGATCGCTTCGCAACGGAGCCTAGTATCGATTCCCTGACCGATTCATCTTTGATACCGTCCAACGAATAACCGTCGACTCTTTCAAGCGTTGCAGCTGCATCGGCGGCGAGCTTAGAACGGACTAGAATGGAGAGGCTTTCGATGGAAATTTCCTTTCTAGGGGAAATTGCCCTCGCCTCTCGCTTTACTTTCGTAATCCCTTCGATACTGGCCTTGTTCGTCAACGTCGCCTTGTTCAGTTGCAAATCGTTTGCAATTGCGTCCCAGCTTTGCCCCGCAAAGTAAAGGGCCTTCGCCTTTTCCCAAGCTTGTTTTCCAATCCTCATTTCCCATCACCTTAGCCTGTCGTCGTGAATCGTTCAACGTCGCCCTGTAGCCCATTCTGAAATTTATTTCCCCTCGTTTTCCCCAATGAATCCGCCCCTTTTGCCCCTCTCTCAAAATTAATTTGTTTTTTTCTTTGACTCCTTCCGCTCCGTCGCCTAGTCTTTACCCATGAAAGAAAAGCAAGCCGTTCGGCAAGTCCTGATCCAAGCGGAAAGCGCGGCGAAAGCCGGTGACTTGAAGCAAGTCGAGAAGCTTTTGAAGCAAGCCCACGCTATTCGATCCAAGGCCGGTTTGCCTAAGCTTTCCGATATCGGCCTGTCGTTCGAATACTTTTGAACCCATGAAACGAATCACCTTCAAACGCCTTGCCGTTGCAGCCCTAATAATCTGCGCCGTCCTAATCCAAGCCTATCTCGAAACGTCACTCGGTTTCACTCCAAACCACTAAACAAATCCCATGAATTATCCCGAAACTATCCCCACCGCATTCGCCTCCGATTCAACCTTGGAACGTGCCTATCGAATAGGTTGGAACCATGGCCACGGAATCGCCTGTCACAATGTCCCGTCAATCGGCGACGCTATCGACCGCTCCATGGATTGGATCGGCTTAGGAAAGGTTGTCACCATCGACAATATTGCAGAGTATCACGAATTGCTTTGCTTTGCTGCGGAAACCAATTCCCGTGACTTTTCACCGTTCGAATTTATTGCCCATGAATTCAACGAATCGGAGGATTCTGAATCCCTTTGGGAGGCATTCGAATCAGGGATTGCCGATTCAATCCGCCATGATTTGGAGTTCTATTCGTACGTTGAATTGGTCTGAATCCTGAACCACTGGTTTTCTGAAATGGAAACCAGAATTCAGTATTCAAATCCAAATCAAATCAAATCCCATGAAAGTCCTAGAATTTATCCGCCTCCGTTCCTTTGAAGATCCTTTCGTCATGGATGGCGAAAAATGGCAATTCGTCACCGTCAAACGCGAAGATGGCCACGAAGATATCGGCGTCTATCGCTTTGCAACGGACCTTTGCCATGACTATGCAGATTTCCGAAAGCTATTTAATCTCGCCTGATTCCCATGACTACAAATCAAATCAAACACAGCGTTAATCTGTCGAATGCTGGCAGAGTGAAAGGCATCACCGTCACCGATAGTCAGAAACTAGAACTCCGCGAAGCTGGCTACGTAGTCTCAGGCTCAACCGTTTACGGTCCTGCATGGCGGGGTGAGCGGGCCATTGTCTATCCGTCAAAGCCGTTAATTGAAGGCGATTACGAGGCAGCAATTCTAGCTCGTCAAAACTATTCGGGAGTCTGACTCCCCGCGCCAGTCCATTCGAAAGAGTGGATTGTAGCGGTGAATCAATCCCGATTCCCGATTCAATAAATCCAAATCCCATGCAATCAATCCAAACAAAATTCCTCTCCGTCACCGACACTCGCGGCTCCCGCATCAAAGCAAAGTGCGCTCGCGGTTCAATCACCATTCCACTGGACTACGGTTTGAGCGGTGAAGCGGTTCACCGTGCGGCGGTGATGGCCTTAGTTCTCCGTTTTATTGACGAAGATTCGGCCAAAGGCACGCCCCGCGAAACTAATTTTTGGAACCGCGCTTTTGTCTCCGGTTCGCTCCCTGACGGTTCGATGGCGCATATTTTCCTAAGCTGACCGTTGACCTATCCTCCGCGCCTTATTCGAAAAAGTAGGGCGACAGGGTAGGCCACAAGTCCTTCTCAAATAATCCAATGAAAACAGAGCATCTATTCAATTCTGAATATTCCGCGCGCGAAGCATCGCAACTCCTGAACGATTGGGGAAGCCGCCGGAATAACGGTAACACAATCGCCTTGCGCGAGGGTTCTAAGGTTATCCTTCGGCCTGAATTCACCAGCAAAGATTCCTCGCGCGAGCTTGCCTACCTGTCCGAAGCATTCGAATAACCCTCAAACCAACGAAAGCATACAATGAAATATTCCCTCTTCGACCATTTCAATATGCGCACGATATCGCGCCATCGCTCATTCGAAACCGCCTCCCGCGCACAGGTCCGCCATTCCCGCGCTCTTAAACGGACGCACGGCAAGAATTCCTATCTTCCGACGGTCATCATGCTCAACGGTCAAATCACTCTTAAATAATCCAATCCCATGAATCCAAAATTGCTCCCTGTCCTTGAACGCATCCTCTCACGCGATACGGTCCTGTCGCCGTTTCACGCGGACAGGCTCCCGCAATCCGCGCTCGCGTATATCCGACAAAATTACCGCATGGACTCGTTTCTATCGGACGAGGATCAAGACCTTATCGAAATGCTCGCGCCTTTCGCGGACCACATAGCGGACTCCTTCCGCGAAGATGAATCGTCGGACGCATCCAAATACCATCTATTTCAGGACGGCTCCTTGTGGTTCAGCACAAATGCCTACCAGTCAATCTGGGCGGACGCACGCGACTTTGCGGTCGAAGTCCTATTGCCCCAGATGAGCCTGTCCCGCATGGATGCGGATCTTCTCCGCGCCATCGAAATGGACGATGCCATCGAATCCGTTAGACAGGACTTTTTCACCGCTTTTGCGCGCATCGTGAGCCATGAATTGGAAATCCAATGGTCCGAAGCTCGGGAGCGTTGGTACAATTATTGCCAATCAACCGGAGAATCTGACCGTTTAGAACTTGGCGGTTACCGTCAAGGTGAAGCCGAAGCGCGAGAATATCTTGAGTGGATTAAGACGATTGCCTGAACCCTACGCGCCTGAACCAATGAAAACCCATACCCCCGGCCCTTGGCGGGTCGATCATTCCGGCAATTGCCATATTGGAATCATCGACGAAAACGAGCGAACGGTTGCCTTTTGCGCGTTGCAAAACGAGAACTCAGAAGAGGATGAATCGAATTCCTGTCTAATTTCCTCCGCCCCCGATCTTCTCTCCGCCCTCGAACGCCTCGCGCATCCAATGGCCGACGACGACGACCTAGACTACGCTCGCGCCATTATCAGGCAAGCGAAAGGACAACAACCGTGAAGCACGCCCATAAGCCGAAGCATTTCGTCAGTCGATGTTTCGCTGGTCCGGTTGATTCCTATCGTCCGAATCCTCGCGCACATGGATGGACGACGGTCGAGCAGACTTGCTGGTGCGGATCGACGCGACTGGTCAACGTGAACCAGCAGCAATTCGAAATAGGTTACTGGCAAGAGGAAACCGGGTATTGGCAAGAGGGCTGAAAACCCGTTAAAACATCCCCCGCGCATCAAATCCCACGAATAAACCGCATAAACGCATCAAATATTACAAAAACTATTCGTGAGCTATGTTGTGGGCCATTGATTCTGTGAATGGTTCTCGGAGCCTTCCTCGCCCGAACGCTCGCGGAAAATGTCCATCCTGCGAAAGCCCTGTCATTGCCAAGTGCGGAGTAATAAACGAATGGCACTGGAGCCACTCTTCTCGCGACGACTGCGACTCATGGAGCGAACCTGAAAGCCAATGGCATATCGATTGGAAGATGAAATACCCACGAAAATGGCAAGAGGTTCGCATGGGAAAGCATCGGGCGGATGTAAAAACCAAGAAAATGGTCGTAGAATTTCAAGCCAGTCCGATCAGTCCCGTGGACATAACCGAACGCGAGATTTTCTACGGCGAGATGGTTTGGTTGATTCGCGGCCACGATTTTCGAAAACGGTTTAAAACATGGAGAACAAGAATGCCAGATTTACACGGTTCCGCCCGATTCCAATTCAAATGGACGCGAAATCGAAAATGCTGGAATTATGCCCATGCGGGGAAGGTCATTGATTTTGGGCTTGGACAATTATTTTGGATTATCGATCTTAACGATGGCGACGGATTCGGCGAATGGATAACGGAAAACGAGTTTTTAAAATCGACAGGTTTCTGAGAATAAAAATATGCATCCATTACTTCTTTCGGCTCTGATTCAAATCGAATCACACGGAAATGACCTCGCTCGCGGCAAACACGGCGAACTTGGCGCGCTCCAGATCAAACCAATCATGGTAAGAGATGTTAATCGCATCATGGGGACGCATTACGCGCACCAACAAGTAACGAATCGAGCCGTCGCGACGTTCATCGCAAACGCATATCTTTCGCATTACGGCAAACACCTCAGCGACGAAAGCCTTGCTCGACTTTGGCAAGGTGGGCCACGAGCCATCAAGCGTTCCTCCTCCCGCGCCTATGGCCGTCGCGTCATGCAAAAACTTTCCTCTCTCGAAACCAGTCAAACAACAGCAAAGAAATGAAACTAACCATCCAATCCAAACAAAACGCTCAGACGATTGTCGATCTTTTCAACGCAATCCTCACGGGCGAGGAGCAAGAAAACGGCGCGAAACCGCTCAGTATTTACGACGACAACAAGCACATTTGCTCTCTCGTCGCAAAAGACGGCCATCAAATCCTCGAACTCATCATCGAGCGCGAGGAAGGCGACATGCTCGTCCAGATCGGCGAACCGGAGACGTTATGAGCCGCAACCTGTTCGGCAAACCGCTCTACAAGGTCCAGATATCCGGCGCGATTGGCTGGTCCGATCTGAAGCAGCGCGTGGTCAAATTTGAGACGGTCGAATTCGCCTCGCGCAAGGACGCGGAACGGGCGGCGCGTGAATTGAATCCCGGCGAGTACACACAAGGGAGAATTCGCGTCGTGCCGGTCGAACTCAGCGAGGACTACGATGTGTATCCGGTCGTTGAGCGAATGAGCGAAAAACACCCAAACTAACCCATCCAATCCTAGCGCATCCAACCCCATGTCCGCTGTCACCATGCCAAAACCAAATCAAAACGCGCCAGCGAGGCGTTTAGAGCGTTTAAACGCCAATCCAACATCGTCATCACAATCTTGGAGGGGTTTTAATTCCGCCGATGCTCGCGCCACCGCCCTCCAAGGCGGGGGAAAAAGCGATGCAGCGAAAGCGGAATTTATCTCCCTATTTATAGGGAGTACTAGACTCCCTTTTAGGGGAGGTAGAAGGATCTATGCTAACTTCTCGGTAGCCAAAAGTGCTATGGCTAAAAGTTAGTTGACAATGTCGAAAGAAGGTTTCATTTTGATTGTACTATGAGTTATCTGGAGAATGGTTCCACGCACCGAAGTTTGTTCCGATTGATGTCGCCGATGCACCACGATGCCGATCCGAATCGCTCGCAGGTTCTGGCCTACGTCATGGAGAATATGGGGTGCGATATCGGCAGGGCGATGGCCGCGTTCAATAGCATGCGGAATCCGAAATCGCGGGTGCTGGTTTTCGATCATATCCACCGGATGTGGAAGGGCTGCGACTGGCAGGCGAGCGATGAGGATGCGGCCAAGGGGATGGTCTTGAGCGAGCTGCGCGCCTTGCAGCGTCGTGTCGTTGGAATGGATTCCGAGCTTAGAAAGACCGTGAAGGAACTCAAACGGGTGAGGCAGGAATTGGCCGACTTGTACACCGGGCCGCGTTCTCCAGTGGAGGGAAATCAAGAGGATGACGAAGAATCCGTCCAGAACGATGGCGATAGTGACGCTTTCATCCCGCAGATCAACATAGAGGAAGCCAATCGAATCGCGCTGGTAGCCCAGCAAAAGCGTCAAAAAGAACTGGAATCGGAGCAAAAAGAAAATCTTCGCAAAGCAATGATGATTTCACGTTGACACGACCAAGGGCAACTGCTAGTTTCACCTTACAAATTTCTGCAACTAGGCGTAGAGCGCGTTGAGGTAACGCGACGGGATTTTGGATTTTCTCCCTGATTATCACCTAGTTGCGGTTTCCAACGAACCATGAAGTGCTACACAACCGAGACTGCCGCCGAGATGCTGAACCTCTGCGAGGAGACGCTGCGACGACTCTGCCGCGAAGGCGCGCAACACCGTCGGGTTGGAAGGCGCATCCTGTTCACTGAGAGCGACATTGCTGCGCTGCTTGAATCGAAGATCATGCGAGACGAAGTCAATCCGTTCGCCCGGAAACCGAAGGCTCAGGAGGAAGTGAAATGACCACCGAGGTTAAACAGGTTCAGGCGACTAAACCGTGTGGCAAGTGTAAGGTCGAAAAGAGTTTCCAAGAATTCTCAAAGACACGAATAAGCAGTGACGGCCACCAGAGGTATTGCAAGTCATGCTGCAAGCAATACAAGCGGGACAATAGGGAGAAGCTTTCGGCCTATCAGAAAAAATGGTGTGCCGAGAACAAGGAGCGGCTGAGCGAGTATGGCAAAGGTTACTACGCAGCTAACCTGTCCAAAAGGTCCGAGTACCATCGACAGACGTATTTCAACATCAAGAATGATGCAGTTAGATACCAGAAGCATCTTGAACGAGCGCGTCGATTGAACAGGGCATCTCAGATAAAATATCCAGAGAAGCAGAAGTCGAGAAAGGCAGTCATGTTGGCGCTGAAGTCTGGAAAGCTTATCAGGCCGCAATCCTGTTCAGCTTGCATGAAGACGTGCGTTCCAGAGGCTCATCACGAAAGTTACGATCAAGATAAGCGGCTTGATGTAAGGTGGCTTTGCAAGCAATGCCATGAAGCGCATCACCGAAAGTATCCGATGATTTCTAAATAATTTTGTCTGCTGAATGGCAGGCGTGTCAGAGAACAAAAACAAGACAAAACCATGAGTAATACATCGATATCAGTCGCGGCAAATCAGCCGCAGTCACTTGAACAGCAGCCTCAATCAGGAGCAGACTTCTACTCCCAAGCATGCACGTCTCTAGACGCTGTGAAGACGCTTGGAGAGTGGATGGCCCACTCAGGACTCTTTGGACTTACCAAGGCCGAGCAAGGGTATGTTCTGGCACTTGAGTGCATTGCGAGTCAGCAAACTCCGCTGACTTGGAAGAGGTCTAACCACGTCATAAATGGCCAGATTGCCATGAAATCCGAGGCTATGTTGTCCGGTCTAATGGATGCAGGATGGGACGTGGATTGGGTGCAGTTCGACGCCCAAGCTGCCGTTGCTGACTTTTGCAAGGGGCAGAAGAAGATCCGTATTTCGTTTACGACTGAAGATGCAAAGTTGGCCGGTTTGCTTCCTGCTAAAGCGGGGAGTGGTTGGCAGAAATTCCCAGCAGCTATGATGCGTGCGCGTCTGGTGAGCCTTGCCACAAGGATGCTCGACCCTCGCATTACTCAGGGTCGATATTGCGTTGAAGAAGTAGCCGACTTCTCCTCTGCGCCGTCAACACCCACCATCACAACTACGACGCGCCAGACGGTGAATGTGACACCGGAACCAGCCTTCTCGCTTGTTGAGCGACTGGAGCAGATCCTTGAGCCACATTCTGATATCGCCAACGCGTTCCTCGTCAGCAAGAGCCTCATTAAGGAAGGTCAGAACTTCCGCGATGTATCCACGAAGGTGGCCAACATGATCCTCGCCGACAGCGACGGCTTCATCTCCAAGGCTAAGGCGTTCGCTAACCCTCCCACTGAATGAGCATTCTCAATCAATTCGTCAACCTCGACATGCCAGCGGAGAAGTATCACGCCGTTGATGCTCTATCGAAGTCGATGATGTCCAAGATCCTCAAGTCCCCGGCTCATTACAAAGCCGCGCTAGAGGAGCATCAGGAGCCTACAAAGAGCATGCAGATGGGTACGGCGATTCATACCGCTGTCCTCGAACCACAACTCTACTCGCAAGTCGTCGCCGTTATTCCGCCGGACATCGACGGACGTACGAAGGAAGGAAAGCAGTGGAAGGAGCAGCATAAGAGCCGCATCCATCTGACTCACGCTGAAGACATCGATGTACAAGGCGTGGCCAACTCTGTCCGTCGCCATCCGTTCTGGGACATCATTCATCTGCCGCATAGGATCGAAGCCAGCGTGTTCGCTCAAGACGAGGAAACCGGCATCGCCCTTAAAGCACGTCCTGATCTGTGGATCGAGGGTCATACGCTCGTTGACATCAAAACGACCGACGACGCATCGCCCGAGGCGTTCCTGCGAACCATCGCATCGTTTGGCTACCACATTCAGGCCGCGCACTATCTGGAGATGACTGGCGCTGATAGCTTCATCTTCGTAGCGGTCGAGCGCAAAGCGCCATACGCCGTCGCAATCTACAAGCTGGATGCCGAGTGGCTTCAGGCTGGCGCGAATCTGCGACGCAAAGCAATCTCGACGCTGCACGAATGCCGCGCACTGGACAGTTGGCCAGCCTATCCAACAGCCGTTCAAACACTTTCTTGCCCTAAGTGGGTCTTGAATAAATCCGAAAATTAAAACCAAATAAATTATGTTCTCAGTAAACCGCAAGGACGCCGGAGGCCGATACATTGATGCCGAAGGCGATTACACAGTCACTGTTTCAAAGGTCGAGGAAACCCTCGATGCCAAGGGCCGCGAGGTCTGCAAGGTGACGTTCAAAACTGAAGACGGCGCATCCATCACGGACCGCTACATCAATCAGGAGAATGTCTGGTTCCGCGTCAATCAGCTCGTCGCTGCGACTAAGCACAATGTCCCTGATGGCACTCAAGTAGACTTCCTTGGCACCAAGGGCAGCTACGCAGCGTTCCTCAAAACGATGATCGGCTTAGAGCTGCTCATCACCGCTCGATCCGAGGAGTATCAAGTCAATGGCGAGACGAAGAAGACTCTCCGCATCAAGAACATGCGCGAGGTTCCGATTGCTCAAGTCGATGCCGACGACCTTGATCCGAAGCCGTTCTAACGCAAATCACGGAGGGGAGCGTATTCCGCGATAACGCTCAATAAATTTTGTATCTATGAAACCAAAAGAAATTATGACCCCACTCCAGTCAGCTCAGGCGTACTTGCTGGACGTAGAACACGAACTAGCCGATGCCCACGACCGCATCCGATTGCTTGTTGCAGAGCGTAACACCGCACGGCTTCAAGCCGATCAAAAGATCAGCCTCCGTGAGGAGTTCCGCGAATTGCTTGGAACCGATGACATCGAGCAGGGTGTTGCGGTTGTGTGTGATTTGAAGCAACTCGCAGCAGTGCGACTGGCTTACATCACGCAACTCGAAACCGAGAACGACGCAATGCGAGCGGATCTGCTGTTGTGGAATGAGAAGGAGGTTAAATGAGGTCCAACTACGCCTTCATATACGTCCACGCATTTAACGGAACGATCCGAGTGGAGTGCTTAGACACAGCTCGAAACATCGACGGCAATCCAGAATGGAAGCACGTTAGCACAGTGAATCCTCACGTTATTCTGGAGAGCATTCTTAGAGCGAATGGTAAAGAGCGGAACCTAATCATCAAACACCTGCTGAAATGAAACACCTGCACGAACTACCTGAAGACGACCGGCTGCGCAATGTGGCGCTCAAAGATATCGATGTCAGAATCCGGTGCAGACACACCGGGACTACTCGCAATCCTCGCCTCTGGAAAATCAAGGGCGACACCTACAACCGCTTAGGCGAATCTTGGAAAACCAACTTCGACTTCATCCTGCAATGATCTACTCACAAGCTGGCCAACTGCCCCATCATCAATACTGCTTCGTTGATGCCTCGTTCATTGGATCTGGTGCTGGCTTCATTCCATGCGTCTGGTTTGGCTTGGTATCCATCCCCGGTCGAATGTGGGGTTGCACCATCATGCTGGAATGCGGAGCGGTCTACCGGGCTGTACCGCCTCACGCCATAGCATTCAAACATGACCCTGACCTCATCTGGAGCAAGCAAAACTCTCAGCGATGGGATTGCTACGGAACCGATTTCACCACAATCGAGTATACGTTCCTGCGAGGACTTGAATGCCAAGTCAAATGCGATGACTTAATCACCACTGGCGACTACCTCTTCACCGCCGCACCTATCGGCGATAGCTGGAGCCGTCAGCCTAATCAGGCCAAGGAGTTCATGTTCATACGAACCGATGGCAACAGACTCACCATTCAACCCACCGACAAAGTAATCTTCGTCGAGAAGTCATTCACTGAAACTGAATGGCCAACAGGACTTATCACCACCGACACCGTTTACACCTCCGAATAGCTATGAGTACCCACATCAAAATCGAAAATCAGACCGAAGTCCCAGTATTAGTGGCGCTCTTTGAGCAGCCCAAATGCAACGACCATCCTACGAGGAGCGCGGTCCTGAAACCCGGCGAGAGCTGCGACTGGGGCAGTGGCTCCGTACCGCTGGGAAACTATCAGTGCTATGCCGTGATGAGCGGTGATGCATCATCGCACGACGAGTGGGTGTGGCACTTCCCGGGTATTGCCGAGGTAGTCGCGCCTTTGGAGCTAGGCTTCAAGCTGTGGCATCAGGGCGACATCGACTGGGCCAATGTCAAAGCCATGTCATCCGACGATCTAAACGCTACGTTTGGATCTACCTACACATCCGCCAAGAGTAGCACAAAATCATGGAACGGAATGTCTTCCTGCATATTCCACATTAGGGGCGGTCCTAGTTGGGTCGAGGAGACGGAGCAAGTGGGAATCTTTAGGCCGAAGACAGTGGCCTACAATGGTGTTCAATCCACGCCGATGAAGAGCGAGTAAAAATATGAAGAAACCAGCCAAATACACAGTTATCACCATCGACTCAGCACTCCACGAAGAGGTTCGCAAACATTGCGATGAGCATGGATTGAAAATCGGATTTTTCGCCAATCAAGCGTTAAGGAAGTTGCTGGAAAAGAGGTGCGCCACGACGAAATCGAGCGAGCCTTCTACCGCCAGTACAACGAACGAATGACAGCGAGCCGCACCTTGTGGTGCGGACAATACCCTTCGTTTGCTATGAAGCAGTAGGCGGAGGGGCAAATTTCCTAAAATTATGAATCTAAGAGAATACCAAAAGAAAGCAGTAGAGTGGGCCAAAACTAGCGATGGACTGATCATCGCCCCCGCCGGTAGCGGTAAGACATGGATTGCCGCGAGCATTATCAAGCACTTCCTAGAACAGCATCACCTCAAAGACTATCCGTGCAAAATTGGCTGGCTCGCTCCAACCCGCGAGACATGCCAGCAAGCGCGCACATCGCTCCGTGTTGCCGGTGCATCTGACGAGGTTGTTGAGGTGCGTTGTCCGCATGAATCAGTTGACTTCAGCAAGAAGGACATGCTGATCGTTGACGAAGCGAAGCACAGCCCCGCTGCTGGATGGCGACGCATCATCGAATCCTGCAAAGGCTTTCGCTACGGATTTGACGCAACTCCTTGGGGCGACGACCCAGAACGCAACGCCGTAACACGGATGCTCTTCCACAATCAAGTCTACGAGATAAACCGCAACGACATTGGCGATTCATTGGCCGACGCTTACCTCGAAATCAGCCACGCCACGGACCTTAACATCCAGCAGAAGATCGACGACAACATCGAGCGGCTGTTCCAAGCGCGACGCAAGTACATGTGGATAACCGACGAGGAATTGAAGCGTATGTGCGCTTGGGAATCGCTCGTAGACATCGGCATCTGCCAGAACAAACAACGCAACGACTACGCCATCCAATACGCGATGGAGCATGGCGACATGCAGACGCTCATCCTCATTCCACGCATCACGCTGGGAGAGGATTACGAGAAACGGATTCCGGGTTCTCGGCTCGTTCATTCCAAGATTTCGAAGAAGCTGCGCAAGGCGGCGATGGATGAATTTAAGAGCGGACAGCTCAAAACCATGATAGCCACATCATTGGCCGACGAAGGATTGGATCTGCCCAACGTCGATCTGCTCATCATGGTCAGCGGCGGTCGGTCGTCGCAGAAAACCATCCAGCGAGCCAGTCGTGCATTGCGCAAAACAGAAACCAAGAACTGCGCGACAATTCTGGACTTCTCTGACAAGTTTCACCCCATCGGCTCGTTCCACGCAAAAAAGCGTATGACGTGCTACCGACAACTCGGTTGTATTTTCCAATGAGTGCATCAACGACAGAAAAAGAAACAGCCACGCCCACAGAGAACGTAGTCTATCTGATCGGTGAAATGCGCGGTATCAGTCGGCAAACCGAAACCAAAACCGGCTCGCTCATGGTGCGCCGCGTCATATCAATCGCCCGTCACTGGACCGACAACGAGGGCCGCTTCCACGAAGACTTCGATGAGTTCGAGCTGTCCTCATGGGGACAAGTTGCAGAGAAGATCATCGAGATTCAGAACGGCGCTCTGGTGCGCGTCAAAGGCCGTGTGAAGGTCGAGAAGTGGTCAGAGGGTGGAGACACCAAATCAGCGGTTCGAATCGCTGCGGAGAGCGTATCCGTTCTCTGTTACTAAAAATAATACTAAGCGAATGAAATCAAACCAAACAATCGTTGCGGTCGATCCGGGTGTGGGCGGCGGTTTTGCCGTCAGTACGTCGGAAGGAATACTGCTCTTCCCAATGCCCGAGTCTCTGCCAGATACGGCGCAGTTACTGGCAGGATTCAAAGTAGCCGACTCTCATCTATGGGTCGAGAAGGTGCCAAAGTTCGTCAGTAAACTCACGTCGTCGGCCAGCATGGCGACGCTCCATGAAAACTACGGGATTGTGCAGGGGCTGGGCTACGCGCAAGGCTATGCACTTCACCGTGTCGAACCCAAGATTTGGCAAGAACCACTTGGACTCGGAGGACGTAAATCATGCGAAACCGGACCAGAATGGAAGCGAAAGCTAAAAAGCAAAGCTCAGGAACTGTATCCGAATCTGGACGTCACACTCAAAAACTGCGACGCCCTTTTGATCCTCCACTACGCGATGGGCGGTGGCCGGTGATACACAAAGCCAATCGTCCGCCTTCGCCCGAGGAGCTGAAGCAATTGCTCATCATGGCGTTCGGAATGGGGATGGTCGTCGCCAGCGCCTACTTCATTCTCTTCGTCCTCAAATGAGCGAAAATATCAAACCCATGTCCGAAGAAACAGACGTGGAGACATTGCGAGCGGCCATCGCAGAATACCAATGGTTGACCAGCGTACTTTTCAAATCTCTCGGGTGCGGATGCAACGGAACTCAAGACCTTTGCTGGAACTGCACCCAAGCCGAGCGACACTACAAACACACAATCGAGACATACAAATGAACGACGGAAATAAATTATCAATCATGCGGGTAGCAGAATCAGATCAGTCATGCGAAAAGATTCACTTCGCCTACATCGATCAGAAGTACAAGGAATGGATGATTCGACGCGGATTCGCCAGTGAACTAAGTCCAGAACTTGGAATGAGAAGGTCGATGGGAAGACGCGGAAAATCTGTTAAAAAAGCCTGATTATGATGAAAAGTGAAATAACTAGAGAACAACTGTTGAAGGAAGCGCCAGCACTGATCGACCATGCGATTCTTCGAGGTTGGATTACTAAGCCAAAGCCCAAGGCGCAAATAATTGATGGCGCTTGGCAATCGCTTGGAGTCGGACATCTCGATAACGCCTCCGAAGATGAAATTCAAAAACTCAGGAAACAGTTCGGTGCAGGTTGAAGTCATTTCAGACGACGTAGAGATACGAATCGGAGAAATGAAATGGGTGGGGGTTGCCTACACCCGCGACGGTAAATCAAAGGTGTACGTTCGAACGAAGGCTGAATTTAAAGCCAAGTTCATCCCGGTCATTGAACAAGCACCCTAAACTCTACATCGCAGCACAAGAGCAGCTCTTTGCGAAGTTTCAGTCTCGCTCCATTCCAATTCAACATTGGAGCAAGTACCTGATGACTCCCAAAGAGCTGTCTCTCCTTTTCCTAAAACTCGAAGAATCAAAATCAGTTCTCCAGCAAATCGCCATCACTGACCTCGGCGAAAGTGGAGAGCTGGCGCGCAAACAACTTGGAATCCAATGAATCAATCAAAGATCGACCGTGCGCGAGCATGGCTCAGAAACACGCCGGGAGCCGTCGCTGGTCAGGGCGGTCATAACGCAACCTTCGCCGTCGCAACCGCGCTCATACACGGTTTTGAGCTGTCGCATGGAGACGCCGAGACGCTCCTGCATGAGTACAACACGAAATGTATCCCGCCGTGGAAGCCCAATGAATTGGCCCACAAAGTAAATCAGGCGATGAATGTAGCGCACGACAAGCCAAGGGGATGGCTTTTATCCGCGCAAAGCGGAACGCCCGTATCAACGACCGGCAAGTTCGTCATTCAGAAGATCCAGTCAGTACCTGAGCCGCCAGCGCCATTCACGACGAGCGACTTCCTCAAAGCTTGTTTCGAGCCGGATGAAATTGTCTGCATCTGCAACGACATCATCTGCGACGAGGACGGTAGAGGTAGGCCAAACTCTAAGGGTACGTTCCTCAAGCGCGACGAATGGATTAAGAACCACTTCACGCCGCCCATCAGCGCCATGTGGACGAATGATGATAGCCGTGGCGCGTATGTCCGAATCAACCCGTGCATTGAGGAGAATGGTTCGGATTCAGGCGTGGCAAACTTCCGCCATGTCCTCGTTGAGATGGACGAGAAGACGAAGGATGAGCAATGGACGATCCTCAAGGAGTCGAAGCTGCCGCTATCTGTCGTCATAGATTCCGGCGGCAAGAGCCTGCACGGCTGGGTGCGCGTTGAAGCGGCCAATAGAGAGGAGTGGAACCAGCGCCGCGACGTCGTCTATCGCCAGCTAGAGGCTCTCGGCATCGATCCGAAGAATAAGAACGCAAGCCGGTTCAGTCGGTTAGCCGGTGTGATGCGCGATGGCAAGGAGCAGAAGCTCTTGGCTGTCAACGTGGGCGCAGTGAACTGGGACGCCTACACGGACCATCTGGAGTCGCAGGACATGCCTCAAGAGTTCACGCTCCAGAGCATTGTCGATTACGATCCGCAGAATGATCCTGACAACCTCATCGGCGACAGATGGCTACGACGCGGTTCATCGCTTCTCTTTGTCGGGCAAAGTGGATGCGGCAAAAGCTCCATGGCATTCTATCAGGGATTGAAGTGGGCCATAGGTAGTGACTGGTTCGGTGTACAGCCTGTAAGACCTTTGAGAGTGGCCTACGTCCAAGCGGAGAACGACATAGCCGATCAGCATGACGCTCTCAAAGGAGCCTCGCAGATGGTGTTCGGTAGCGACTGGGTGAACGGACTCAAACGAGCGAACATGCTGTTCTTCCGTGAGGCGGTTCGTACTGGAGCAGACTTCACGCAGATGCTGCGTCGCCTTATTCGCAAGACGAAGGTGGACATCGTCTACATCGATCCGCTGCTCTCGTACATCGGCGGCAATCCATCGGATATCGAGGTCTGCGCGAACTTCACGCGTCACTTGCTCCAGCCGATTATGATCGAGACGGGAGTCGTCATCGTGCTGGTGCATCACTTCCCGAAACCAAAGGGCAAGGATGACAAACCTGAGAGCGTGGCAGATATGGCCTACTCAGGATTCGGATCGTCGGACCTGACGAACTGGGCCAGAGAGGTAATCGTGATGAAGGAGATAGGATTCAATCAACCGCGACGCTTCATGCTCGGAATGGCGAAGCGGGGAGATAGGTCAGGCTTGCAGGATAAGGAAAATAAGAAAGCAGGCTCGATCATCATCCAGCGCGGCGTCGGTACGATATCATGGGATTACGCACCGCCCGAACAGTTCGTCGTAGATAAGGAGTCGGCCAAAAAGCCGTACGTCAAAGGACGATATCCTAAGCGTTAGACTTGACTTCTCCATACTTCGTTCTACGGTTATTTCATGCGCCAGTTCAACCTTACATGCAAGAAGTGTGGAGCCGGATTTGCCGCTGAAAGTGGGGCTTCAAAAACCTGTTCTGATTGCAGAAAGTGCAAGCAATGTGGAAATGTCGTAAGATTATCTCATCATCAGTTTTGCTCTCAAAGTTGCTCTGCAAGATTTAATTACAACAATAATCCAAAATGCAAACAAGCAATAGACAAAAGGATTTTTGTAAAAACTTGTGACACTTGTTTGGAAAAATTTGATTCAAAATCTGGAAGCAGAATTCGATGTCAAAAATGCTGCGCGTGTAAGCTGTGTGGAAAACAAATGCGGGATGCCACCGATGATTTTTGCGGGTTGAGTTGCGCTGGAAAATGGAAGTATCAAAATTATGAAAAAGTAAGAGCTGCGATGCTTTCCGGCGTGTACTGCAAACAAAGAGGAGAAGCTATTTCAAAAGCTCATGCAGGAAAGCCAAAGCTAAACATGCGAGGCGAAAAGAATCCGAATTGGAAGGGTGGCACTTACGGAACAGAAAGACATGCTGACATGGGGCGTGTTGAATACATTGAATGGAGAAAGTCTGTGTTCGCTAGAGACGCATTTAAGTGTATGAACAAGCTATGCACATCAGGATCATCAAGACTGCATGCGCATCATATTCTTTCATGGAAGGATCATCTCGATAAACGGTACGACATTGCAAACGGAGTCACCGTTTGCGTTCCATGCCACAAGATAATCCACAGCAGCAAAAGCTGCTTGGTCCAACTTTAAGCGTTTGATTTTTCGCGAAGTGCGCGGCGACGGCCTTTCGCGGCGAGGCTTTGAAATTTTTTCGAACCCAGCTTTTTGCGACCAATGGAGGCTGCAAGAGCCGCAGGATCTTTGACACCCTTGCTCTCAAGACTGCTAACGAGTTTCTCGTAACGTCCGCCACCACCAAGTTTCATCTTGTCCATAAATTCAAATAGGGTTTGAGGTTAAAACCGACAGAACAATCGCCAGAATCCATGCCGCGCAGCTCCAAAATTTAGGCGTCGTCTTGTCCTTCGCCTCCGCACAGTTATGCCGCGCACGGAAATTCTTGCGACGCTCAGGATTCGACTTCTTGATCGTCATATCAGGATCGCCGAAGCGAACGATTACAACTTTGTCCGCCGGATTCTTAACGTACACCGCGCTCTTCTTACGCTCACCCGGCGTGTAGAAGGGCTTGTTCAGCGTCACCTTCTTGCCCTGATAGGTATTACCTTTCTTGGAGAGTGAGGTTTTCATCGTTCAAGATTTTGCAGTTCGTCGATGTCCGGTGAATCTTCGCCTTCATTTGCGGCAATCGCTGCTGCTGTTCCACGAAGAACAGCATTAAGCTCATCCTTCGAAAAACGACCGATTGGCTTCATCGCAAGCTCTCTTAACTGAGGAGTAGAAAGAACATGCGCCGCTATCTTGTACCTCACACCGGGGGTCAGTTTAGCAATTCGCACAGCTTGATTTGCCATGCCTATAGGCACAACCCTTGCCATACCTCCAACAACTTCACCAGTTACAGCCCCAGCTCCTCTGATTACTGCTTCTGCAAACGCGTCATTAGATGCAATCGGAGTTTTCAGTTGTTCAAGTCTGGCGACATTATCTAAGACTGACTTGAGTTTGGAAACTTTTCCGCTTCCAAGCACAGAGTCAGCATAGTTTCTGACATCGCTTGCTTTTCCAAGAATTGACTCTCCCGCAAGCTCTGACGCCAACTTCTTCGAGTTCAAAACACCTGATGTGGTGTACTTTTCAATAAGGTCGTTGACGTATTGAAACTGGAGCTGCTCAACCAGCATCGGACTTTCGCGTCCAATCATGTCAAGTGCGGCCCGGCTTTGTTGGGGCGTGTACGTCCCGTCAACAATTCCGCTAATAAAATTCTTTGGATTCTGAGAAACAATGTCAGTCACATCGCTCGACGATGCTTTCTTCAGTGCGCCAAGAATGGTTCCGCGTAACTGCTTGTCTCTTTCTCCAGCAGCTTTTATGGCGTCTGCAATAGTTTTTTGAATCTCTGGAGCTTTTGAGCCAAGCGCATCAGAGAGAACATTTGCATCTACAGTAAGGCTTGAAACCACCTTGTTAGGATCAAGGCCAGCCAGAGCGGATTGACGTTTTGCCAAGCCAGCAATTTGCTTCGCGTTCGGAAAGAATTGATTTTGAATCTCAGGTGCAAGTCCGTTGATGTAGTTGACGACTTTAGAAACCGAAATTTCTCCAGTAACCGGATCGAGGCCAGATTTTGCGGCCTGATTAAACAGATACTCTTTTGCGGTAGAATCGATTGCCGCAGCGTCTTCTGGTCGAGCCGCACTCTTGATGGACTCCAAAAAAGTAGGAGCATCAGCAGACTCTAGTTTGCTGGCGATTGACGCAGGTCCAGCGCCACCTTCTGCGCCAACATCTTTAATCAGCGACTGAATCTGTTTTCCAACAAACTTGTCTACGTTTTCGCGATGGAACTTGTTGGCCAAATCAAGCTGACTTCGAAGTGTTCCGGTTGGAAGATTTTGAATCCCCTTGTCGATATCGCGAGTGATTGCTCCGTAAAGTTCGATCTTAGATCTATCTGAAAGACCGGGTAGAATGTCACTTTTTCCAATAGAATCGCCAATCTGAGTGCGATATCGACGCAGCGCATCAAGCGACTGATCTTCAGTCATATTGCCGATGGCAGCAACAAACTCTCGCGTACCTTTGGGATAGGTTGATGGGATTCCGCGAGTCGCTAAAACTTCATCTGTTGGAACTTGAAAACCAAACTGATCGACAAGACCACCAGCTTGCTCAGGTGTTCCCTTAAACATCTGGACTGCTTGTGCGTCGATGTTATTGGCCCACTCAGACATGCTTGGTGTTTTTACAATCAGCTTTTGATACGCGGTATTATTCCGAAGCGTGTTAAAATTCTTGGTGTCAGTTTGCTTGAAGAAATCGTATCCAGCCTGTTGAAGTTCTCGGAACTTGTTTCCAAGAAACGAAGGTGTTGCGGCAGTGCCGGGAATCAGCGCATTGGCTGAGTTCTGAACATCAATCAAACCTTTGTCGATTGAAGGCTTCAACTGCGCTGAAAGCGTTCCAATTGCGTCTTCAAAAGGCTTTGAAACGGTTCCGAGGCGCTTCCTCAAAATATCGACAGCACTCTTTGCCAGCTCGTCGGTTGTGATTCCAGTGTTCTTTCCGCCAAGTTCTGTGGCATTTAGGACGATCAGCCTCTTAAGGCTTTCCATGTGTTGAGGTGTAACCTCTGCTCCAATTGGAGCATTCTTGATTGCTTCAACAAGTCCCGGTTCACCAATCGCCTCGGCAACACCGACGGGAACTCTTACACCTGTAGAAGACTCAATGGTGTCCCGAATCTGAGAAGTCTCCAACGAACCGACTCTCGGAGAATATCTTGGACGAAAGAATGTCGCTTTTGCTCCACTGAATCCCCCGCCAGTAAGAAATTCTTTTGCGGCATAAGCTGGCTTTACAAACTGCCTCGCTCCAGCAGCGACAAGGGGAACACCCACCTCGCTAATGAGTGGTCCAAGAGCTGTTCCAGCAAGAATGTTCTCTCCAAAGGTTTCTCCAGCTTTCTTGTATTCTCCGCGAGCGAGTTCAGGCAACGCTTCAACGGCTCCAGTTGCTGCGCCACCGACTCCACCTCCAAGTGCTTGCGATCCTGCGCGTTCAAGAAATTGTCCAGTGCGAGCCATTTTTGTGGCACCACCAGCGACTGTCATTCCAGCGGCAACTTCGGGAATTGCTGCGGCGAGAAGTTCTGGGGCAACTATTCCGGCTCCAGTGGCAGCTTGGAATCTTGCTGCTTGTCGATATTTTTGACCTTCAGGAGTTTCAGCTCCAGAAATAGGTGCGACAAGAACTTCGCCTCCAGCAACGCCAGAACCAGCCGATCCGATTCCTCGAAATGTTTCTTTTAAATTTCTAAGAAAACCGCCTTCTTGTTGGCCAACATTCTTTGAATCTTGAACCGCCTGACTCAACTGATCCGTCGATCCGATAGCCGCTTGAACCTGCTCAGGAGGCAACGCAGAAACCATACCCTGCTCCTCACGCCGACGCATTTCGCCGATAGTAGGGGTTGGTGGAGTGGACCTAGATTTTAGACCAAGAAGACCCTCGTTTGAAAGGGAAGAATAATTTCCACCTTTCAACGCAAGAAGGTCAGAATCTGATAAAAATGAATAATCTTCCATATTACTTTAGAAGGCTTCGCTTTTTAAGCTCAGCGTCGAGAGCATTTGAATCTATCGAAAGACCGCCAGCAGCGGGGGCTGACTGCTGTCCGGCCCGTGTGGGAAATTTGTAAAGGCTGGTAGACGAAGTTCCAAATGGAGTCTGAACCCATTCTTCAGCAAAGCTCGGAAGATCGCGGTCCATGTTCCTTTGGATTACGCCACGAAGACCTTCTTCTTTCCTGTTTCTGAATGCTTTCAGTTTAACCAAAGAATTCTTGTCAAGTCTGCTGCCGATTTCTCCTTCGATTCTTTTTCCTTCTTGCGCTGTAACAGTAAGGCCAGAGGTAGTGGTTCCAACTTCGTTTAACAAACCATAAAAATTGGAAATAAATCCAAGAGCTTCTAATTTTTTAGGATCTGTTTCTTTTGCAATTCTTGATTTTATTCCATCAACAGTTGTTGGTATAATACCAAGATAACCGGTGAAATCAACATTGTTTGATTTTTCAAAATCAGAGATATTATCTAAAACAGAATCAACAGCTTCAACAACAGCAAAATCGTTGTTTATTTTCTTTGAAATAGTAGCATCAAGTGGTCTTACTTTCCCTCCTGCTTGAGACAAATCATTACGCAAGTTTTTGATCTTTGTCTCGCTTAATGGAGCGCCAGCCGCTGCGGCAGCTTCTGTTTTAGCTTTTATTATGTACTCTGTATTTCTAGTAACAGCAGTAGGTGCGTTAAGTTTTTTTGCATCAAGATTTGAGGAAGCAACATTAATTCTTTCTTCAATTGTCTTTCCGTCTTTTGGAAGCTTAATGAATTCAGCTTTTAACTCAGGCTGCATATTCGTCAAAGCTTCTGTTTCTTGTTTGAATGGCAATGCAGCAACAGCAAATGCTTTTATTGCTTCTGGATTTATTCTTTGAGTTTTAGGATCAATTCCAGCGTTGTATTGATTTATTAAATCAAAATTACCTTTTGCCTTTAGAATTTTAATATCTTCATTCATGGAGTTCATCTGATCGTTGTATGCATTTTGTGCGTACCAACGATTCTGCGCCATCGGCAAAGACTGAATAACTGGCCCGCTCATGTCGCCGAGCATCTTTAGTCCAGTTGCACTTTGAAGATCAGAAGGAGGAGCAGGAAATTCGGCGGTCGGATCGCCTTTAGCATTCCATTGAACGTATGCAGACTGCCAAGCTTGAATCTTTGGAAGATCAAAAGAAAACTTCTTCTGCTCGGCTAATCCTGTTGCAAGTTGATTGGACGCAACTTGATTCTGAATGTCGTAATGTTCCTTACGCATCTGTTGGTCGGCCAACTGCATGTTGACCTGATCAATCATCCGCTTCTGCGTCTGTGCGCGGTCGTACAGCGATGCGCCTAATTGAAATGCTTCAAGAGTTTCGTCGGCCATAAGATTAACCTATTCTTCCCTGATAGAAAGTTGATGGAGGTACTGCGTAATTGGCGGCAGGAGACATCAGGTTTGGATAAGCTGTTTCACCTGTGCTATAATCGATTGTCGTACTGTTTACGCTTGGTGAACCGCCGGGAGTCGTGGCGTACAAACTTGGCATCTGCTGCATCAACCCGCGCTGCATACTTGCCCCTCCGTACATTCCGCCAGCAGTAGAAATTGCGCTTCCAAACGCTGCCATCGTAGGATCAGGCATTGCTGCCACTTGTGCAGCCTGCAAATCACGTCCGTACTGCTGTTGGTTTTGTTGCTGCATCGCTCCAATGCGCTGTCCGGGAGTGATGAACATGCTGCTTACCGAGAACGGCTGCGCCATTCCGAACATCCGCTGCTGCTGGATAAAGTTCTGAGCTTGATTAAGACCCTGATTCTGGATCTGCATTGATGTCAGACCAAAGTCGCGAGCGGATAGATTCCTGCCCATACCAGTGCCACCGCCAAATCCTCCACCAAGCGCACGTCCAGCGGCAGAGCGTTGAAGCTGAGAAGCAACGTCTTGCGAAACCTCGCCACGCAAATTCGCGCCAATGTTCTTTCCAGCCTGCGAAATCAGTTGGTCGTAACCGGGAATTGCACGACGAAGCTGCTGCTCAAGCTGCGACTGCTCGGCAGCGGTCGTTTTGGTGGCCAAGTCAGTCGCCGATTCCAACGATCCAAGATTCTGCTGAATCGCTTGCTTCTGTTCTGCCGCAAAATCAATCGGCTTGAACGCCGGAACATTTGGCTTGCTGCCCTTGCTCAAGAGTGAACCGGCCAAACTTGCTCCACCTATAATTGCCGCACCTGCTATGAGTCCCATAAATTAAAAAACCTCCTTCGCAAAACGATTTCCATTCTCTATCGAGAAGACCTTTTCGGGTTCGTGACGTTGGATGTTCATGGTAATCAGACGTGCAGCTTTCTCCTCGGGAAAAGCTCGCTCGTTATGAAAGCAATGAACCCATATCCGACGTAAAGTATCCACCTTAAAAAGTTCCCCCTCTCCGATTGTCATCACGCTGTTCGACGCCGCCCATTTGTCAGCATATTCGCGAAGCATCTGAATTGATGGCAGATGAACCTCGTAACCGAATCGCTCGGTGCATTCTTTGGCCGACGACTCCGCGTCCTTCTTGACGTACACCTTGACCGAATCATGCACGATAGCCTTCGGAAGATATCCGTAGGTCGAGCAATCGGCGACGTACTTGTAACGGTTCCGGTAATCTTCAATCGACTTTTGCCAATTTGAGTCAGTCGCACCCTGCTCATGTAGGCCAATGCAATCAGTCTCCAACGAGAAAAGGACCGACATGAATGCCGATCCGAATCGTGGCAACCCGCAGATTTGAAAGAGTTTACCGTTCATTTTTCATGCACAAAGATGTCCAAGCCGCTGTTCGAGCTAACACGAAGATGGCCGACTCTGAACCGTGAATCATTCCTAGTTCGTTGCAAATCACTGCGCTGTAAAGAGCCGCATTCGGATGAACGTCTTTTCCGACTTCTTTCATCCAGCCATGAAGCTGATTGATGCGGTCGTTCGCCTTCTTGAAGTCTGCCTCAATAATTTCGCGCACTTGACTC